AGGCTTGGGCCTAGCTGTGCTGGGTGGCGGTGCCGCGGTGGTTCGATTCCCCCACACTCTACACTGACTGGTACTGTAGGTACTCCTGACGAGGATAGGGTTTGATTCCCTACGGTCAGGTCTTATCACTGCTCTCTCCTCATGAGGAAGACAGCAATACATTGCGCTTGTAGGGCCCTATCCCCGAAGGCGATGGTCCGCAACTGATAGGTCGGGAAAGCGGATAGTGGTGTGAGATGGCGTTAGCTCCGGACTAGCGTTCGGTACACTTTATTACTCACGAATAGGGGACACCAAAAACGTGCCTAAGATCCCCTGCCAATCAAAAAGGCAAACCGCAGCCTTTCTAAAGTGAGGTCGGACGATGACACCGAGACCTCGCAATGACGCTCACCTTTCCATAGGGTGGGCGTCGCCTTTTATACGCCACCACAATGTCCTCTTTCCTCAGGCCATATAGTTATGCCTTACCTTTGTGGGATAACATAGTACGTACATATATGGCAAAAGATAATCAACCACAAATATCAGCATCTCTACGTGGTGCCGCTGACTCTACCAAGGTCAAGCGGTTCTATAGTAGTGGCAATGGTTCTATCAATACTACTGGGTTTGGCGAGTACATAAGTCAGCCTAACAACGTAGCTAACGATGGTGACACCGGTAACATCGTCTCTAAGCTAGCTAACGCCGGAGCTATAGGATCTATAGGTGCCACGCTAGCTGCTATCACCGGTAGAGTAGGTGTCAACGCTGCCTACTCTGGTGGTAAGACCCTTGTAAAGCCCATTGCGAGGACCGCCTATGGTGTTGCTGCTGTAGGTAGGAATATCGCTGATAGGGCCATGAGGAAGGAGGTAATAGTACCTATTGCTGAGCGCGCCACTCAATATGCAGATAAGGCTGAGAAGGCTGGATCTTGGTTTGGCAAGGCCGCTAACGCTGAGAAGGCCATTGACGGAGCTAAGGCTCTCAGGGGTGGTGCTAAGCTCGCTAAGTTCGCCAAGTACTCTAACATCGTCAAGAACTTCGGACCTGCAGCTACAGCCGTAAGCGCAGGACTGGCTGCTCTAGCTGCCAACGCATCACTGCACGCAAAGTACGACCCTGAGAAGTTGCCCAGGTATCATACCGGTGAGATGGGTAGTGATGTCAAAGGCTATAGGATAGGTAGTCGTGCAGGACTTGTCAACCCAGACTTCGTAGGTGACAACATCGTGGGTGGTGCAGCCAATCTCTCTAGAACTGTGCTCAGTGGAGGGCAAGAAGTAAAGGGGGCTATCAAAAGTGGTACTAAGGCTGTCATGAAGTTCTTTGGAGCATCCGATGATACGGCAGAGAGTGTAGCTGGACCAACATCAAGCGTTTTGGGTACTGTGCTCGGAGGTCCGCTAGCCCTTGATGCTGTACACAAGCCTGTTGATAACTTCCTCAAGGGTTACACCCCTGAAGGCAATGTTGATCACGACAAGGTCTACGGCAAGGACACGCGTGGTCGCATGATGGCCGACCTGTTTGTAAGGGCAAAGATGCGCGGCATGGAAGGTGTACCTAACTCTTACCTTGCCGTCAATTCAGCTGAGGAAGAAGCAGCCAAGCTCTACAAGGAAGGTAAGTTAGAGAAGGCTGCACTTGACCAGACACCTGCAGAGATTTTCTATAACCCATCAAAGGAGCGTGGCTACAACAAGGACCCCATGATGAACATGGCTGCATACTACCCAGGCGATGATAGGTACCCAGTCTATATGCATACCCTCAGGCAGGCATACGCTGAGAAGCATGCGGGTAACAACCCTAAGTCACCTGAGTATAAGAAGTTCGAGCAGGTCTTCGATAGTTATCTCTCCTCAACCGCTACTAAGCGAGGCGGCGAGAATGAGTCCATCAGAGACGAGATAAGGAAGGAAGCGTTTGACTATTACCACCAGAAGCGTAAGGCAGCCGCAGAGAAGCGGTATGAGCCTATCAAGAAGTAGAATGTAGTATCTTCGTATCATGATCTTGAATAGCAAGACGCTAAGCAAGGCGTTACGAGACCATTACATCGCGGTAGCCAAGACCTATGGACTCTCTCCTCATGAGGTAGAGGCGATCTACAATGGGTACTGGGCCGCGGTAAAGGATATAATCAAAGAACGAAGCCCGAAGGCTGTGAATATCCACGGCTTGGGCGCATTTAGAAATAAGAAGAATGAAAGAAATCAAGACGAAGATGAAGGGCCTGTTGATCAAGAGTTTTAAGCCCTCATTCAATCATGTGGTTGTCTCACCTGTAGATGTGGATGTCCTGGCTGACTCAAAGTTCAAGGACAGCAAGATCCTCATGAAGTACCTCGATCCTAAGATCACGCCTATGCGTGTCATCTATGTAGGTACGAGCGTCAGGACCTGTGAGCCCGGGGACATCGTCCTTGTGAATATCATGAGGCACTTCCGCGGTGAAGGTGAGCAGGCACACATCGAACTGCCAGCTCTGGAGATTGGTGGTGTAGAGTGTCTCATCGTATCTGAGGGCGACCTCTATGGTGTGGCTGATGCAGAGATCCTGGAGACTGAGATCGCATCGCAGGGTAATCTGGCTACAGCTGCTCAGCAACATGCCTCTAAAATAATCGTACCTGACAAAAGGATTATCTTATGATTAAGCTCTTCAAGAAAGAAGGGCTTGACATAGTGATCTCTGAGGAAGCCTACCTCCTCAAGCCGTTCGCCGATATCTGGAAAAGAGATAAGTCCAAGAATAAGGTCACGGCGCAGCTGGAGCTGGCATTCATATACTTCTTTGCCGATCCTAGGTCAGAGTACCAGATGTACACTGATCCTGAGGAAAGGACAAAGATGATCGTAGAGGGTTTAGGGATGGAGTCCGGATGGGCCCCATCCCCTCTCGTTACTGAGGCTATCACATTCTATGGGTCCTTCAAGCCTGCATCGGCCAAGATCCTTGAAAGCACAAGGATGCTTGTAAATAAGCTCTCTGCGTTCTTAGAGGAGATCGACTTCCACGCGGTCGATGATAAGGGTAAACCTCTTTATCAGCCTAATACAATAACTAACACCGTTAAGCAGCTTCCGGATCTTATCACCACGCTCAACAAGGTAGAGAGGAGTATGAACTCTGATATTGAGGAGAGCTCCGCTATCCGAGGTAGCATGAGGAAGGCTGTGGGTGAGGATGCCTTTGACTTTAGTGATGATGACGATTGAGCTTAATGAGTTTCAGACACCGCTAGAGGTCCTCACGCCTGATATGCCTGAGGAGGTGAAGGAGCAGATGGATGACTTCATCCAGTCTGTCCCCTTCATCCAGCACCTCATAAGTCCACACCGCAAGCGCGCTAAGGACCTCCCACGTGATGAGCGAGGCCGTATCATAGTAGACATTGCCCATCCTCACATCATTGAGGATATGGACTACTTCAGGCCTGCAGCTATACACTTTGAGAAGCACGGCTGTTACACCAAGCTCAAGCCTAACACCAACCCTTCATCCCCTTTCGGCCAATGGCTTCGTGAGGAGACAAGAAGAGTACTTGACGGCTACGTGCGAGAGTCTGATGGTGAGTGGATAACAGGTGACCTGTACTACTACCTCAACTACAGCCCTATCATGGTCTCTAGGATCAGAGAGGACCAGCCTGGTGTTGCTGACCGCGTGGAGGCGTTCCCTGAGATGTGGGAGGGTGTGTACTGGAGGTACCACTACCTATACCAAGCTCGTAATGGAGGTATGTATAATGCCTTCCAGGGTGGTAATCACGCCTTTGAACTAGCTCGTCGTGGTGCAGGCAAGTCCTACTCTCTGGCCTCACTCATGGCTAAGCGTCTCCTCGTCGGTGAGTCAAAGACCGTACAGAAGCGCGTGACTAGTGTTCTCCTCGGCTATATCAAGGAATACCTACAAGACAAGGATGGTACGCTCTCTAAGTTCGAGCCGATGATGAACTTCGCTAGGTCTCATACCGAGTGGCCCAATAGTCTCGTGAGGAACAGCATGAGTGATATGATGTGGCGATGTGCATACGTCAATCCTCACACTGGAGCTGTAGAAGGAAAGAACAACGTCGTTATGGGCCTGCCTGTCAAGGATGATGACTCTAAGGCGCGTGGTAAGCGTGGTTGGATCTTCATCGAGGAGTTCGGTTCGTTCCCTTCCCTCATCGATCTGTACAACACCATCATGTACTCTGTTGAGGAAGGTGGTGTGACCTTCGCGCTTATCTATGGTGTTGGTACGGCTGGTTCTGACGCGTCTGAGTTCTCCTCAGCACAGGAGATCATGTACCACCCTGTAGCCTACAAGGTCTACAACGTGCCTAATGTCTATGACAAGGCTACCGGTGGTAGCAAGGATAGGTTCTGCTTCTTCTTCCCGGCATACGTAAACCGCAAGGGGTGCTATAACAGCGATGGCGTATCTGACGTAACCAGGGCTCTCTATGAGATCCTCATGGATAGGTATCGCATCAAGTACAGCACTACCAACCAGGATACGCTAATACGAAGGATAGCGGAAATGCCTATCGTTCCTCAGGAGGCTATCCTGCAGGTTAAGGCTAGCTACTTCCCCTCCCACGCGCTGAGAGAGAGGCTTGCCGAGATAGACAATGACCCTTCCTTCTATGCAGGTGTCATCTCCTGCGAGCTGTCGCGCAAGGGCTATGACGTGAGCGTGCATCCTGTAAGTGACCTTCCCATCCGTAACTTCCCACTGCCGGACAATAAGTCTGCAGGGCATGTCGAGATCTTCGCTATGCCAGAGAAGGATGCTGACGGTAAGGTACAGCAAGGTAGGTACATCGCGGCTATGGACCCATACGACAACGACCAGGCGGATACCTCCTCCTTAGGATCGTTCTTCGTCCTGGATCTCTTTACCGATGAGATCGTATGTGAGTACACGGGTAGGCCTACCTTCTCGGATGACTTCTACCGCACGTGTTGTGATATAGCTATCCTCTACGACTGCCGTATCTGCTATGAGAATAACAAGAAGGGGCTCTTTGCCTACTGCTCAAGGTACAACCTCACACATCTCCTTGAGGATACTCTAGAGTTCCTGCGTGATAGAGACCTCCTCAAGGCTAGGCCTATCGGTAACGCTGCAAAGGGTGTGACAGCTACTGCCGGTATCAACGCCTATGCTAGGAAGAAGCTAGCTGAGTGGCTTGTGATGCCTGTGAGTGTAACAAGGCAGACAGATGAGGGTGAGGTCTACGATTATGAGATACCCAATCTCTGCAGGATAAAGAATCGCGCTCTTCTTCAGGAGCTGATAGCCTGGAACGACATAGGTAACTTCGACCGTGTGTCAGCTATGGGTATCCTCATGCTCTACCGCGAGTCGATGCTTATCAATTTCCAAGAGCACGATGAGGAGAAGCAAGAAGAGGTCAATGAGAAGATGAGCTTCTTTGATCGCAATCTGCGTGGCGGTAAGAGCAACCCTTATCTTTAAGCCTAAATAGTCTATCAGGGTTAGTATGAACGAAAAGAAACAAAAGGGTGGATTTCCTCAACAGAATCTCCCTAATAGCAAGAAGACACGTGACTGGTGTATCCAGTGCGTGGACTGGGCGAAGGGTACATCCTCTGTGGTTTCCTCATCGTCCGTAAGACACAGCATCGCAAGGAAGAAGATCAACTATGACCTCATGAATGGTATCATCCATGAGGAGGACATGGCGTCCTTCTTCAATCCTTATGGCTTCGCTGACTCCGATGCGCCTGGTAAGATTCAGCACTTCCCCATCATCAACTCTAAGATCAACGTCCTCCTCGGTGAAGAGTCGCGTAGGCCCTTTGACTATCGTGTCATCGTGACCAATCCTACTGCGGTCTCAGATATGGAGGAGATGAAGAAGCAACAGGTGATGGAGAACATCATGGCTGTCATGGAATCAGGTATCACTGATGAGGCTGAACTCAAGGAGGCCTTCAACGAGATACAGCATAGATACGCCTATAAGTGGCAAGACCTACGTGAGATCCGTGGTAATGCCTTCCTCAAGCACTACTCATCTGAACTCTCCCTACCGCTGATGTTCAACAAGGGATTCCTTGACGCACTCATCGTAGGTGAGGAGATCTATAGATGTGACATCGTAGCTGGTGAGCCTACCATCGAACGTCTCGACCCTATGAAGGTACGAGTCTTTAAGTCCGGATCATCGGGTAGTATTGAGGATGCTGACATCGTCGTGGTGGAGGACTACTGGTCCCCATCGCGCATCCTAGATATCTATGGCGACAGCCTGTCAAGGGAAGAGATCGATAAGATACACTCTGGCTCTTCCTCAGGACTTATAGGTGGTGAAGGAGATAACTTCACCGTCGCAGAGATGTTCGGTCGCTTTGGCATCCATTACTCTGGCCCAAACGATACAGCCATCTATAATGGGTCTACTGTGGCTTCCTCATTGACACCTTATGACTTTGAAGGTAACGTGCGTGTCATGCAGGTCTATTGGAAGTCCATCAGGCAGGTGAAGAAGATCACCTCTATCGATCCTATGACCGGTGCTGAGGTGTCTACCCTCATGCCTAGTGACTACAAGGTAGATGAGCTCGCAGGTGAGACAGCGAAGATCATGTATATCAACGAGGCGTGGGAAGGTGTCCTCATCGGTGAGGATATCTATGCTAACCTCGGTCCCAGGAAGATCCAATTCAACAGGCTGTCTAATCCTTCCAAGTGTCACTTCGGTATAGTAGGTAGTATCTATAATCTCAGCGAGGATAAGCCTTACTCCCTCGTCGATATGATGAAGCCTTATAGCTACATGTACAACCTTGTGCATGATAAGCTCAACAAGATCATCTACGACAATATCGGTAAGGTAGTCCAGCTGGATATGGCTAAGCTTCCAGCCGAGATGAAGTATGAGAAGTGGTGGTCTATCCTGAGGAAGATGAAGATGGTAGTTACCAATTCATTTGAGGAAGGGAAGGTTGGTGTAGCCAAGGGTAAGCTAGCCGGCGCGCTGAACAACAACGTAGCTGCCTCTATCGACCTTGACCTCTCCTCATCGATCATGAACCACGTCCAGCTTCTAGCCTCTATCAAGGAAGAGATGTCTGATGTGGCAGGTATCTCTAGGCAGCGAGAAGGTCAGATCTACAATAGGGAGACTGTAGGAGGTGTCGAGCGCGCCACGCTGCAGTCATCGTATATCACCGAGTGGATCTTCACCATTCACGAGGATGTCAAGAAGCGCGCGCTAGAATGCTTCCTCGAGGTAGCAAAGATTTCACTACGCTATGGGTCAAAGAAGTTCGAGTACATCCTGCCAGACCAGTCCAGGCAGATCATGTCTGTCGGAGGAGAAGAGTTTGCAGAGTGCGACTATGGTATCACTATTGATTCTTCTCGTGGGACGATGGAGATCAATCAGAAGCTGGATATGCTGGCTCAGGCCGCTCTCCAAAATCAGGCCATTGACTTCTCTGCTATCATCAAACTCTACCAGTCTACCTCAATATCTGAGAAGGCAAGCATCATTGAGCAAGGTGAGCAGGCTATGCGTCAACGTCAGGCTGAGCAGATGCAGGCTCAACAGCAAGCTGAACAACAGGCTGCAGAACAGCAAATGCAGCTCAAGATGGCTGAGCTCGATCTCAAGGACCGAATTAGTCAACGTGAAGTGGACGCCCAGCTTGAGATTGCTAAGATGAAGGAAGCGTTCGGCTTTGGTCAGACGATATTCCGTATCGACGATGATGTATTCTCTGAGGAAGAGCAGAAGACTCTCGAGCAGTCTGATAGGCAGTTTGATGAGAAGATGAAGCTCGAGAAGGAGAAGCTGGAAGCGAACAACAAATACAAGCAGCGACAACTGGAGATCCAGGAGCAAGCTGCAAAGGCAGCCAGTGCCAAGGTGGTATCTGGTAAAAAGAAGTAGTTAATATATGAGTAACATTTTCGAGTTAAGGGATAAGATGACCTCCCTTACAGGTAGGAGGGATACGGACTTCCCAGAGTCCGCCCCACTCCGAGGAGATGAGAAGATTCCTATCGTGCAGGGCAACGTCAATGTCCTGGCCACGGTAGCGGACCTCCTCTCTGTGGATCAGTCAACCTACCACTCCGTGCCTCCTAGTGTACGGACTATCGAAGCTCTGATGGATTACGTCGACAAGAAGCAAATCCCCTCGTTTAAGACGGCGGGATCTGTCTACTCATACTTCGACATGGACTCAGGTCTATGGGAAGTGGTGAGGTATATCGGTGCGTCGACGCGATCTGAGGATGTTAAGAATGTGGGTAACTGGGAATGGCTCTCCTCAGGATCAAGTTCCTTCAAGGGACTCTTCGGCACTAAGCGTGAGCTTGAGGCAGCTGTCCGTCGTCCAAGGGTAGGTGATCACGCCTTCGTGGGTGAGACGCTCGTCACCTCCACGATGTACAAGTGCCGTATCGATGGCTTCTGGGAAGCATCAAGCACTAATCCCTTCCAGGACTTCATCTCCGGGCAGGGATACATCGTTTCTGAACCTACCGAGTACTTTGGTGCTCCCATCGAGGAGATCGTCGCTGACAGGGCTATCGCCGACAGTGAAGGTCATGTGATCTCACAGACCTATGTCACGAGGTGTATGCTTGAGGAAGCAGTGCAGTACGCAAAGGGTAACATCGGTATTGAGGATCTCTCTCCTGAGGTTATCGCTTACCTCATTGGTATCCGTACTACTGGCATCCTGCCTAATAGCGAGGACCTGAGGTTCAACGATAAGAACGAGCTATCCTTCGCTGACCGCAAGGCTTCAGAGACTGAGTATCTCGGGTATGGGTATGTCTACATGAGGAAGAACATAGTTGACAAGACTAACCTTCTTGAGCAGCACATGATCGATAAGGAGAACACCATCTATGATGTTCGCTACACCTACGATCTTGATGGGCAGACTATCAACATCCCTAGTAACACTGTCCTTGACCTCACTAGCGGTGGCGCTTTCAAGAACGGTAAGATCCTCGTTGGCGAGAACGTCGTCATCAAGGTCTTCCGTATGGACCAGATCTGTGTAGATGTCGAAGGTGATCCCAAGTATATCGATGCAGTGAGGAAGGGCGATAAGGGTGATCCCGGTGAGAGAGGTGCTGATGGC